AGTAGCTGAGGTATGCCGTATGCAGTGGACTTAGGGTTATCTGCTCGAGGATTCCATTTACTCTCTTTATCCCATAAGAGTACTAAGCATTGGTACTCATTAGCATTATGTAGCTTTATATGTGCATAGAGTTTGTAGTTATTAACATCTCTTGCAGTACTTACCGCTATCGCTTGAGGGCTATTGCCAAATACCAATAGACCGGCCAATAGCACCAGACTACGCCTGCGAGCTATCCGCCTCAGCGGCTCGCCTGCGAGTATGGAGCGTAGCCTATTAGTCAAGTTACTAGCGAGTATGTGGATAACTCGAGCGTATTTAGAGCGTGTCCTCCACACCTTTAGCCTACCTGTGGATAAGTCCTGTGGATAACTATTCCTCATCATTAAAGGTTATCCCCATATATTTCATTACGATATCGCACACGATCCAGCCGGCTGCATATTTCTCCGGTACGTCTAAGAGCTCGGCTAATTGTTTAGTCCTATGCTCGAATAGCTCTTTATTATGAGCTTTAAGTATCTCGTCTTTACTCACTGATGTCCCCATCCAGTACCCTTAAAGCTTACGCCCGGCACTGAGTAAACCTGCCTCATAGTAAGACCGCAACATAACGGCGCTACGTTTTCCCCTATCGGTTGATGAGTCTCGTACCGGATATTGCAGCTTATGCACTCATACTCATAGCTCGGCATCGCGAGGCTCCTCGACCATACATACACCTATAACCCCACACTGAGTACACTCAAGCGTTTTAACGTATGGCGGTAGGTTATCGGTAATGATGCGCTCGATCTGCTCTGTAACCTTTTTACAAACTCTGCACTCGTACTTATATGTAGTCATCCTCGGCACTCCTCGCATAACCATAGGATTACGGTGCCTGATATGTCTATCACTTTAAAGCCAAAATCTCCTGACTTAAGCTCCTGGCATCCATCGCATCGCTCAGCCGGTGCGCTAGTAACATCGCCGTTTTCACGGATGGTCGTAACTACACCATTCTTAATAAACGTCATTTCTCCCATTAGAGTTTAACCGCCTTATCGATATGTAATAGCGCTACCTTTTTGTCGATCACTGGCCCGTTATCCACGGTGCTAGAGGGTAAGCGCTTAGTAGTGAAAGTAACCGTTATTTTGCGTAGGTTAAACGCGTATATGCCCTTAGGCGTTGAGTTAATATAAAACGGGGTAAAGCCAAGATCGTTAGCCCTATCCATAAGAGACTCGTATTTATCCTTTTCGAGTATGAGCTCGTCGTAATGAGTATGCCGGCATTTAAGCTCTATCGTGAGCCTATAGCCATTACTTGTAGCATCTATGTACTCGTAAGTGTGCTCGGACTTAACTAGATCCTCAAGGTATGTAGCCTTGATATAGTCAAATAGAGCCTGCTCGGTCACTGTTGATTTTTCCATTTACCGTCGCTGCCTACTACTTGCCATAGAGGGTCGCACTGCGTATTTTTATTATTTTGAGTGCATCGCCAAGCCGCCCATTTGTTACCGGTCTTAGCGCTCTTGCCCTCAGCCCATACTCTCGTACCGTGTACGCATCGAGGAGGCTCAGCCGGTAACTCACCGCCTAGCCCTTGTTGGATCTCAGCTATAGCCGTGGCCATAGTAGGGATACCCTCACTAGCTGCATTTGTCGCCCACGGATCAACCTCGACGTGTGCAGTCTCTACCTTTTGCATATCTTGTACTGTTGGTCTACCGCCTTCACTCGGCGTAAGTAGGCCAATTACTCTACCGTAGGCGCTTGTAAAAGTGTCCTCAATAAACCATTTTTTCATATTTTGCGGATATGTCGCTACGTTACCAAAAGCGTAATCGACTGCGCTAGGTACTGAGTCCTCGTACTCACGATAAGCCTCAGCTCTTACTAAAATGGTGCCCTTGTCTAGGTTTATATCCTCAATAAAAGCGACTAAGCGGCCGCTAGGGTACTCAGTCCTAAAACGTTTGATCCGGCTATTTACATCCTCGTAGTTATCTAGAAAGCCCATTATCCGACCAAGCCTTTATCTTTGAGAGCTTGAGCAATAGCTCGACCCCTAAGGTATCCCTCGCTATGGCCCTCTCGATATCCGAGTGTATAAGCAGCTTTAATAAACGCTGCCATTATTGCCGTTACTGCTAAGACTATTAAAAAGTCTGCACTGTTCATATATCGCCCTTTGTTAAGGCCGATTAGGCTACTACCCGAGTAGCCCTCTCGGCGTGTGTAGTATCAGTATGAGCCTACCCTCCGACATAAGGCAAGTATTTAGGTAGGTGTGTCGGTTTTTACAGGATCTTTAGCTTTAGATTTAAGCCCATTACCGGCGAGTACGCCTCCTAGAGCACCCGTTAAGAATATAGCTAGAGTCTGTAGTAGTTGGATAAAGTCTCGATCGTTAGGAGCTTGAGCCCCTACGGGCTGAGTAACAAAGACAAGCGCATAAACTGCCCCTGCAGTAATTACAAAAAAGGTTAAGGCAAGTACCGCACCTATAAGAAAAATAAGGCGTGCGTGTATATCCTCAGGCGAGAGCCGTTTTTTATCCCTACTCATTTCGTTTAATAAGATCCTCAGTGCAGGTCCCCGTAACCTCGCACTGAGGCTTAACGCATTGAGGCTTTTCCCAGTTCTTGTACTCTTGGCACTCATACCTTACCCATCCATCGTAACCGCACCCCGATAGGAGCAAACTCCCCAAGATCGCCCCTATCAGGGCCCGCATTACTTAGAGCCTAGGCCGTACTGCTTTTCGCTTGGCTGCAAGGCTTTAAGTAGAGGTCCTACTAAGCCTGCGATAAACGCATTAGCTAGTACTTTAGGATCTGTAATACCGGACATATAGAGCGCCGCTGCACTTGCTAGAGCTGCTCGTGCATATGATTTACCAGCTGAGATTAGTTGCTCTTTCATTGGTCTACCTTTCGTGCCCTTAAGGTGTGTCTAACTATAAACCTAAACTCTCGATTAAGGCTTTAGCCTTGGCGGGTGATATTTCTACCTCAAAGTGCATATCGTCCGGTCTGCTCTTAAAATCGCCGCCCCACTTAAGGCCGTATTTTTTAGCTAGCGCTCGCAGCATCGGTATTTTCTCAGCCGGAAAGGTACCGGCCTTACCGAGTGGATGCTTTGTAGCGTTTAGATCGATCGCCGTACCGGATGAGTGGCAGCTCAAACGGTCAATAGATCCGCGCACCATCCTAAAGGCGTAGCCCCAGTCATCGTATGTACCCTCATCGATCGGCTCGATCAGCGTATGAAACTCGGCAGCAAAAGCGGCCAAGAGTGGGCCCACACTCTCAGCGCACTTAAGCTTACGATCCGTACCCTTTACCGGGTAGGACTTTATTTTTATCTTGTCCGGATCCTTAGAGGCCGGGTAGCCGTTATAACTCTTTAATATCGTGCTCGGCATTAGAGCACTCCCAGCGCTTTAGATTATTAAGTAATAGTTCATCGTGACCGCAATCAGGCATAGGAGCTATAAACGCATCATCTATAGGATCGTATGTATAGCCAATCCCAGCGTAGTTATAACGTATATTTCCATTATAGCTAGTGCGAACTGCGCCGTAATACTTTTCCCACGACGTAACGCCGTCAATTAAATCATTTTCATCTCTGCCTACGATTACCTGAGTAACTATATTATTTTCGTCTAAATATGCGTAGTGTGCCATTATGCCCAACTTACTGTATCGGATACGCCTGCGGCTGTAATTGTTGAGACCTTAAAACCTCCGGCGCTCGCTGTAGATTGGACTACTCCACCAGAGAATGTTGCCGTTACAGAATCTGGATACTTAAGGATAACTACGCCAGATCCACCTGAACCATTGCCACCTGTCGGAGAAATTCGTCCATTACCACCGCCACCTGAGCCTCTGTTCACTGTGCCGTTGCCGCCATCGTTGGAACGATCGCCACCATTACCACCGCCGCCTGAGCCGCCTGTGCCGCCCGTGATTTGACCACCTGCTCCACCGCCTGCGCGTGTAACGCTTGAGCCTGTAATGGAAGATGCAACTCCATTGCCGCCATTTGCTCCAGCATTTGATGCACCGCCATCTGCGCCTACAGTAGATGCACCGCCGCCGCCGCCAAAGGATCGATAGGTGGCACTGTCGGTAATACCGAGACCGCCTGCTCGGCCTTGATTTGTAGTGCCACTACCACCTGCACCAGCTCCACCGCCACCGCCGCCGGAGCCGCCTGCACTACCTGCGCCGTTATCAACTCCACCGCCACCGCCGCCGGATGATGTAATTGTTGCAAAAATAGAATTGCTACCAGCTGCTCCATTAAAGTTACCGGATCCGCCTTTTGCGCCGCCAGCTCCAACAGTCAATCCATAGGAAACGCCTTTAGTAATTGTTAATGGTGTCTCGGCCGCACCGCCACCGCCTGATGACTCACCTGATACAGAGCAGCGATATCCGCCAGCACCGCCACCGCCGCCACCGCCGTTAGATTGGCCGCCAGCTGCACCGCCTGCGATCACTAGGTAATTTACGGTAAAGCTTCTTGGATAATTTTGAGAAGCCATCACTCCGAGAATGATTGGAGTCATTACGCAATATCACCAATCACGGTAAACGTATTACTACCCGTACATAAAATCGAGGCAGCCGAGTACTGAGCTCTCAATTTTGGAGCGTTGCCGCCTGTACCTGATCCTGTTGAGGTAATAGTTACGCCTGCGCCTTGCGCTAGTGTTACTTGCCCTGCGCCTAATTGTTGGATATTTATGATATTACCACTACTAAAAACTGAGGGCGGCACTGTGAGAGTAATACCACTAGCATTAGATAGAGTTACCATTTTGCCAAGATCGCTAGCTACTAAAGTATATGTAGTACCGGTCTGCGCGTTAAAACTTAAGGTCGTATCGTCCTGTTCAGTCCAGATAAAATCCATATCTGTACTAGAGTTTTTTGCTAAGACTTGTCCGGTAGTGCCGCCTTTAAGATCAAGTAGAGAGGCATCGATAGAGTCACCGAGAGCCTCGATAGCGGTAGCACCATCTTTAACTAGGTCGGTAGACGTAGGTACCGGCCATCCAAAATTAGGCGTAGTAGTTGCCATTAGGTTAAACCTCCAAAAGCATTTTGCCAGATAAGAGTAGCATTTACACCCGTCCATATTAGGGATGGTGGGGTAACTGTTGCCCACTGTGGCGCGACCAGTGAGAAATCTGTAGGGCTTAGAGTAAGGGTTAGATCGACATAACCCGGGGTAGCTTTAATAGCGTACCCCTCTACAAAGCCGTTAAAAGAGCCGTTAAACATATTTATTGGTAGATCGTTTATTACTATCGGCTCGCCAAAAAAGGCATTTATAAGCTTGTCTCGCTCGGCATCGGGTAGCTCTGAGTTATCAAGCCTAAAGGTAATACTTTGTAGCTGCTCTCGAGGTATCGCTCGTAGCCCTAGCTCTCGCTCCATAAGAATATTTACGTCGGCTAGGTTATGTAGGTTAGTCGTAACGCTGCGCTGATAGCGGCCATAGTTAGCGATTGAGTCGGCATCGAGGTCGGTAGCTTGGCTATTGTAATTATTGCCATAATTAAATACTAAAGAGTTACGTATTTTGCCTATTTGTAAAATCGTCTTAACCGTAGAGGGTATAGCGTAGTTAGCCGAGATAGTCGTATAGCCGTTAGCCGATAGGTAGGCGGTGCGGTGATCTGTGTCGGCGTAGCAGACTCGCCCGGCCTTATCCTCGTATATCTGCCCTTGTGCGCTTTGTGCTATTTGAGCGCAGAGATTATAACTACTAGCCGGATCAGCTGATCGAGAAATCATTTCGTAGAGTCCAGGCTGATCTATCTCGCCTAGTCCTACGTTTTCTGCATTAGCCCACGTAGTCGTAGGGTCATAGTTAAACCACTGTAAAGCCGGTGCTACCTCAAACCACGAGTTAATTAGCAGCTCGTTTAATATGTCGTAAATCTGGTTGCCGTCCTCATCCTTAGCTAAGGCATCGGGAAAAAGGGCTTTAGTTAGCTTGGCTAGAGATCCTACGGCCAATATATTACCGATTGTTATAAACCCGGTCTCCTCAGGCGATCTTACCGAGATACCGAAATCGGATACCTCGCCGCCAAACACCGGTACGTATACGCCGGCACTATTCTTAAGCTCGAGAGTAAGGGAATCGGTTACGTCAATATCAAACGCTGAGTTATCTAAGTTAATAATTTCCATACGTGCATATCCTGCGTTGCACTGTAGGTCGATATCATCGCGGCCCGTAGCAAGATTAACGGCTAGGACATTATTGTAAACGGTAGTCCCTACGATTATTTTCCACTCAGGTAGCCACGTCATAGTATGTAGTTGCCTGAGCCTCGGTTAGTCGAGGTGCCTCGGTAGCTTGATTGGTTAAGTAGATCCTCGACTGCTCGAGCTATTGCCTCAGGATCTCCAATACCTGTGTTTATTGTAACCTCGACGGTCTGATTACCGCCGCTACCGCCTGAGGTTATACCGACGGGTGCCGGATCAAAAAAGGACATAGAGCCGTTGCTTGCCGTTCTGCCTATATTAGAAATATCTTTTACCCAAGCAGGAGGTACAAAATTAGGGACCGGGGTACCGATCTTGTTACCGCCAAAATCTACGCCAGTGCCAAGCCCACTTAGAGCTTTTGCATAATCGCCAAGAGCCTTTAGACGTGCAGAATCGGCCTCGGCTTGAGCCTTAGCTATTCGCTCGATCATAGAAAGCTCGGCAGACTCGAGTAATAGGTTAGCCGTATTAGTAGCACTTGTAGTTTTACTTAGGGCTGCAAGGCGAGCAATCTCGGTTAGTTGGATCTGTACGCGCTCGTTATAAGACTCTTTAGCAGATAGGGTACCGGCAGCCGTAATCGCGGCGTTATATTTCTTAAACGCCTCCTCGCGTGCAAGCTCTTTATCGCCCTCGGCCATTTTGCTAGTGTTAATAACCTTTAGCTCTGTGAGTAGCTGAGTATTGAGAGAGGCAAGGGTAGCGTTACTAATTGTATCTACCCCTGCTAGTCGCTGCAGGTCTGCGTTTTTCTGTAACGCTGCAAGCTCGCTAATTTTCTTAAGAGCCTCATCGCCTTTATCTTGCTCAATCAGCATAAGAGCCTCAAGGCGTAAACGTGTTTCTTTGTCGTATGTAGCTTTAAGAGCTGCAGCTAGTGAGATCCTAGTGCTATCAAAAACCGCGGCTGCTTTAGTTAAAGCTACTTTTTGCTTTTCTGCTTTAGCTGCTTTGTTATCTAAAGCGGCTCTTTCTTTAGCGAGTTTAAGTCGATCTGCCTCAGCCTTTTTACGCTTGGCCTCCTCGGCCGCACTTGGATAAATACCTACTGGCATAGATCCTAAATAACCTTGACTTATTGGAGCACGTGCCGCTTTATATTTTGCGCCTTCTGCACTTAGCTCATCGGTCGCCTTTTTTAATCCCAAAATACCTGCCACTAAAGGATTAGTACTGAGTGCAATTTGAGAAGCTATGCCAGGACTACCGGCTTTATCAAAACCGGGAATCTTTTTTAACTTATCTATGAGTAGACCAGTACCTATAATCGCATCGCCTACATACGTACCAAAATCTGCCATAGAATCAGCTAAAGGTTGGACCGTGTTACCTTCACCGGCTAATATCTGTAAAGCGGTTACTAACCCTTCACCGATTGACTCTTGTGCGCTATCTGCAGCCTCGGCCAATACTCTTAATTTACCGTCAAAGGTAGTTAATTCTGCACTAGCTGCTCCGGCGAAAGTCTGTGTAAGTAGTTTTACCCCATCCTCAAACTTAAGCGTTTTTAATTGAGCTTGCGAGAGACCAAGATTATATTTTTTTAGGCCCTTAGTATTACCTACATATAGCGCGGCGAGATCCTGATTTACGGATACTAGATTTTCACCTGATCCGGCGGATACATCAAGAGATAAGTTTAATAAATCTTGAGATTTTGTAGCTGAGCCCGTGGCCGTGATAAGTTTTTGATAAGCCTCGCGTAGTACTTCTCCCTGTATGCCATACTTAGCAGATATTTCATCTAAGTTTTTCTCGATCATTGGGGTCTCAAAAGCAAGCCCTAGATTTTTTACAACAATAGATAAACGCTTAGCTGACTTTTCATTTTCTGCAAAAGCCTTTACCGAGTCTTTACCAAACTTAACAATAGCTTGTACACTGAAAGCAGCGGCAAGAGCTAGACCGGCTTTTTTTGCGCCTTTCTCAAAGGCTGAGATTTCTTTTTTGCCCTTAGCAAGGGCTTTACCGTCAAAAGTAGTAACGGCACTTACGACCATACTCGGCAGTTTGCTTACCATTATGCCGCCTTTGTGTATGAGCCCTTATTAAAGGCGTTAATAGTATTTTCTATAGCTTTAATTACTGCAG